ATGAATAATAAATTTTATAGAATTTGTATGATTATTCTTGGTATCACTATAGTTTTAAATATTATTAATATAATAACAAGTTTTACTTTTAAAGCTCTTATTGCTTTGGTATTTACTTTATTATTGCTGGCATTTATTAATAGTAGAAAGGAATGATATTATTGGAACAAAGAAAACTTAGAGTTGCATTCAATAAAAGTGGCAAAGGCTCTTTTACACCCAGATTGATACTTCCAATGTCATGGATTAAAGAGATGAATATCTCTCCTGATGAAAGGGATGTTCTTGTTACTTTTGAAGATGGAAAAATAATTATTGAAAAAGCTGAAAATGAATAAAAAAAGAAGGTAGTGATTGTTTATAGTTTCTACCTTCTACTCTATTTATTAAATTTATCAATATCTTTTTCATGATATGCTTTTTAGTAATAAGATATATCTTATTAAAGATTTTCTCCCTCTCCATTTTAATATACAAACAAAAATAATAACTAAAATTAATCAATATATTGTAGTATATGTTGTCAATTATCATTTTTTGAATTTTATAAATTTATTGAAAAATGTAAATAAAAGCATTGCATTATACGTCCCGTAATGTTATAATATATTTATAGACAAGGAGGTGAGAAAACAAAAACTAAGAAAGGAGGACAAAGAAAGTGGGGAGATTAGAAAGAAGAAAAAATAAAAAAGAGAACAAATTTAATATAATTAAAAAAGTTCTCTCTTTTATATTATTAATACTAAATATAGCTCTTACAGTTTTAAGACTAATTAAAGAACTATAAGAGTTAAGCCTAGAAGGAAATGCAGTTCCTTCTAGGTGACTTCTTTCTAATATTATAACATACTTTCTAAAATGCCATGAATAGAAATTTTTACAAAATATGTGTTGCTGTTGTTTTAATAACTATAGTGTTTGATGTAATACTCTTAATAAAAAGTTTTGATATATGGAATATTATTGGATTATTAATAAGTATCTCACTATTAGTTTTCTTTACAAAAGAATTAAAAAAGGATGGTAATTAAATGGAACAAAGAGAATTAAATATAAGTTTTCATAAAAGTGGAAATGGCTATACTACTACTAGATTATCTTTACCTATTAATTGGGTTAAAGAACTAGGTATCTCTCAAAATGAAAGAAAAGTTATAGTTACACTTGAAGATGGAAAAATAATTATTGAAAAAGCTGAAAATGAATAAAAAAAGAGGTAGTAACTATTTCCAGTTACTACCTCCTAATCGATTTACTTGTTTATAAAATCTAATGCCTTATAAAGAGTGTCAAATCTATCATTACCTTTTATCATGGTATAATTTTCTTTAGTCATGGAACCTATCTTCTCACATGCTCCACCACCAACAACATATAAATTTTCTGTCTGACCTGGTATATAATCTTTTATATCACATATTAGTATTTTTCCATCATTATAACCCCAGCCAACAACAGTTGCAGGGATTTTATCAACCGCTCCATCATAAATGATTGTATGTTTATACATGATTTTTCCCTCACCATTCTCTTTATTATCTATTATCTTATTTAAAATACCTTCTGCTATTAATTTAGCAACTATGTCTTTATGCCTAATATAATAATCTGTATCTGCTTTACTATCTACGAAGCACACTTCTATTAATATTGCAGGAGCTTTTGTATGACTAAGCCAGTAAAGACCTCTTACATCCGATTTTGCACCTCTATTTTTAAATATTGTTGATAGTTTTTTGTTGACTCTTTCAGCATATACCTTACCATTGTTAGTTTTGTATATTGTCTCTGTACCCATAGGATTTAGAGTTGTTTTATTTGCGTTGAAATGGATTTGTACTGCTAAGTCTACATTTTGCCTATTGGCAATTTCACATTGTTCTGCTAAATAGTTATTAGATTTATCTACTTTTCCAGTATACACAATAGCTCCACCTTGTTTCAACCATTTAACAATTAAATCAGTTAAAACTCTGTTTTCTTTTCCTTCATCTATATAACCAACTGCCCCTGTTCCTTTTCCTGTTAGTGTATGTCCTGGTACTATTACTACTTTCATCATTTATCACCTTCTTTCTGTAGCATCACCTTTATATCTGTTACATCTTCCTTTATTTCCTCCACATCAGTTTTCATTGCTCCCATTTCAACAAGTATATTTTTATTGATTTCTTGTTGTTGTGTTGATAGTTCAATAAAGTTTTCTACTGTCTTTTTATACATATCTCTATCTTCTTTTTTCTCCTGCATAGTATTTTTGAATAGTAAAGCACATAAGATTCCTATTGCTCCTAAACTACTTAATTCTGTTAATAATTGTTCCATGATGACCTCCTGCTAAAATTGATATAAAAAAAGAACCTTTATATTTTAGATAATAGGTTCTTTTTATACTTCTTCTTTGTTTATCATATTTGTTAATTCTGTGTATTCATTTTCTTTAATTCTATTTAATGCATAGAATACATCCAATTTAGTCTGCAATTCTTCTTTAGTTTCATAATTTTTTTGCTCAATCATTCTTTTTAAAATATTATACATGTTGTTCCCTCCGTTTTTTATAGTTTTATAACACGTTATTTGTGTTAAGTTCTAACATAGCAATTCTATAAGCATTATCTACTAATAAACTATCTTGTTGCTTTTGATTTTCTATTAAAATTGTAATTTTATCCGCATTTATTTCTTCTATACTTGGCTCTGATTTAGGTGGATTATTTTGTAATTCTGACCACTCATTATAAACCTGTTCTCCTGTTTTAATTAACTCTCCGTTTTTTATCACTGGAGTAAATATTTTTTTACCATCTGCAATAAAGTAATTATCTATATTATTTAAATCATTCTCAAATCCATATTCTATTAAAATTTCTATTTTCTTTTCTATATCCATCTTATTTTTCCTTTCTAAATTAAATAGTTTACATATAAATACAGCCAACTACGATAAGTTATATCATTATAATATATCTCAATTTCTCCATTTGTACGAATGATTCCGTTATAATACTTTCCATCTGTTGTTTGAAATATTACTATTATGTTTTTACGAGGTGCATATTTCGAAGGTATCTTTCCAATGATAGTACCTGCCGTTGTAACACCTCCATTAATAGTTGCATTAATTGTTACAAAGTTATTATTTGTGCAATAGTTTCCAACAGCACTAGCATATCCAAGATATGGCTGCCATCCATTAAGAAAGTTTATTGAAAATGGAAAATCAGTTCTAACATTGTAATTTTTTATATTATTTCTGATAACTTCTATATGGCTACCTAAATTTTGTGTACTTTCAAAACTAATGTCTGGTATCACAATACCAAAGTTACAAATAAATCTAGTTTGATTATTATATTGTTCTAAATTTAGTGATGTTAATTCAATTTCTTGTGGTTCTGCAAGTTGGTAGATGATAGTTATTGGATTATTTTTTATCCATTCATTAAACCCATTTCCATCTTGTGTAGTAAGTTTACTTTTTAATATTTTAAATGCTATATCACCACTACCAGTAGTTGAGCATCCCTCTATGTCATTATTGTTAAAATCATTTCTACTTTTCCCATTTAAATTATTACATAAAACATATGCTATGTCTAAACTATCTACAACAGCTTGAGGAGTTAATGTTCCCATAAATTGCAGAGTATTATCATATACATGTGATAAATTAAGATTTCCAATATCAGTATAAGTATGTTCCTCACATCTTTTTATTAAGTAATATTTATTATTTTTATAAACTATTTCATCTTTCACTCCATTTGGTAAACTTCTTAATGTATATGGAATTGTCTTTTTATCATATTTATTTCCTTTAGTTATAATTGTTTTATTCCCATTATCATGTAAATCTTTTATTATAGTAACTCTTAGATATTTTGCATTTTTAGGACTTCTAGCAACATAAAAAATATCTTTATCTCCTATTATTCTTTCATTTAATGGTGCTGGTATGAAACTTTTATTTATATCATACCAACAAATATTTCTACTACAATTATAAAAAGTATACTCTGTATCTGGTTCTATTTCTATATAGTCTAGGGTATATTTATGATTACTAGCTTCAGAAATAAGTTCCTCTCCATTAAGGTATTGTAAAATATAATTATCTTTAAAATCGGCATTCTTATTAAAGATATTAATTCCACTATATTGATAACTTAAAAATTCTATTTTATCTCTTTGCCCAACACTTAATAGTTCATTAGAGTAATCTATATTAATATCTGTATAATCTCCTTCTAATATGGTAATTTTCAAACTTACTTCATAACCAGATGTAAGTGTATCGTTATCTAAAACACTCCTTAAAACAACATTACAATCACTTAAGTCTGATATTGTTGTAAATGTATATTTAAATTTACCAATTACTCCTCCTGGTATAGCTATATTTGTCAGATTAGGAATAAATACTGAATTTTCTTCGCCTAAACTATGAATATATATTCCACTTGTACTCGGTAAAGTGTTTTTATCAACATCAACTATGATTGTATATATGGTATCTGGTTTATATGAAGTGTAATTGATTGTAAAAAAATTAGAATATCTTATATCATTTTCTGTTAGTATATTTATTTTTCCATCTACAAAAGTTGCTTTCCATAAAGAAAAATCTGAACTAGTTTTTCCCCATAAATCAATTAATGTCTTTCCTTCTATATTAAAATTAGTTAAATAGCCCTTTTTGCTATTTTCTATTGTATATTCTCCTGTATTAGTACTACATTTTATATTGTCAATTTCTTTGAGATTTTCTATATCATCAATTTTATTTTCTAGAACTTTTAATAAAGCTTCTATCTTTACAGATGAATAAGTAGTTGTTTCAGTACTTCTATTATCATCAATAGTTGCTGAAATCATGTTAATAGCTGAGTTTCCATTTACAACTATACATTCTAGTTCATTATTCGATTCATTAAAAACTTTTATACTATTATCATCTAAGATTTGGTATGAGCAAAATACATTGTTATTAGTAGATTTATCTATTAAACTTACAAGCACTTTTCTAGTTACAAGGTTATGCTCAACTATAACTGTGTATACATTTTCTTCTAATATCCAGTTATTTATTGATATATCTTTAGATACAGATACATTAGGACCTCCCTGAATTAATTTTTCTAAATCTTCTTTATTTGCTTTTTTACTAAGTTCTAGATTAATATTATCCTGCTCATTATTTAATTTATTAATATTTTTTACTACATCTTCATTTAGCAATTAATCACCTTCTTTTGATAAAAATTATTTTATTCTATTTAGCATACGCCATAAAACCATATGTTACTGAATCACCACTTTCTGTAAAAGTACATCCTCCTACACATACATACTTAGCATCTACTCCTGTTCCACTCTGAGCAGGCCCAATAGTTGTTGTTTTTGATGCTACAATCTTTCCAGTTTGCAAATGTGCAATATTTCCAGTAGTACTTGTTCCATTACTCCAAGAACCTATTTTTAAACTCATGTATAAGCATTGGTTAGGTGTTGTACTACTTACCATAGCCCCTGATTCATTTGAATTTCTACTACCATTATCTATATAAGCATTGGCTCCTTTTGTAAAATAAGTAGTATTTTGAACAGAAGTATTAATATTGCTATAATTCGTTTGTAAGTAACTTGAATTAGCTATATTAGTTCTTCCAATCTCAGTTTTAAGTATTTTGTTAAGCGCAAGCGGGCTTTTAGAAATAGATAACATGGCTGTCGAGCTACTTGCGATGGCAGACATGGCTGTCGAGCTAGAGATTACTATATTTAAGAATCCCGAATTATTTATTATTGTGTTTACTGCTATTTGTGAGCTTGCCACAGCATTCATTGCTATTTGTGAGCTTGCCACAGCATTCATTGCTATTTGTGAGCTTGCCACAGCATTCATTGCTATTTGTGAGCTTGCCACAGCATTCATTGCTATTTGTGAGCTTGCCACAGCATTCATTGCTATTTGTGAGCTTGCCACAGCATTCATTGCTATTTGTGAGCTTGCCACAGCATTCATTGCTATTTGTGAGCTTGCCACAGCATTCATTGCTATTTGTGAGCTTGCCACAGCATTCATGTATTTATCACTTCTAGCTAACGCATCCGAAGTGTTGATATTTATATTGTCTATCCCCGCTAGCTTCGCTGCGGTTTTTGCTATAGCTAAATCAATTTCCTTGATAGAATTGAAAGCTACTTCGTCACTTGATAAAGCTGTTATAACACTTAAATTATTTTCTATGCATTGAAATATAGCAATTATATTATTTTTGTCTAAGTTATTATTTGATAATAAATCTTTTATACTTATAAAATTAGTATTCATATTTTTAACTATAGGAAAAATCTTATCTTGATATTCTATATTAGTTGAATTAACCATACTAGTCATATTTGTTATCAAAGTATTTATATCTAACTTAAATATATTATTATGAGTTTCTAAAATCTTTGTAAGTACAAGTCTAATAAAATTTGTATTTGCTAAAACTAAATCTAATGTATCTTGATTAGCTAATAGTAGCTGTGTAGCTTCTAAATTCTCAAATATCATTCTAACTGATTCATGATTTGTTGATATATGAGTCATTGCTTCAGTACTATTTATTATAGCTTCTCTAATTACATTATTTTCTAAAATCGCTTTTATAACAGCTGGTTCTGCTGTAACTTTTAAAATATATTGTCCTAGCAAATCCATTGCGTTTGAACTTGCTACAACTGCGTCCATACTTGTTTTACACATAGTTAAAGCTACTATTGCATTACTATTATTAAGTATTGCATTAGTAGCTTCCACATTTGCTAATATTTCTTCTATAGTTGTAAGATTTTCTAAATCAGTATTATCTAAGCTAAAAGTAGAATTAAACCATGCTCCTATAGTTGACTTTTCTTGTTCCCTTGTAACATATCTATCATACCCTGATTTAAATTTTTCCTCTAATGAATTATAATGCTCTACAGTCATTCCTTTTACTACATTATCAGCATTTCCCAAACTAAATATATCTGTTCTGTAAAAGGCATTTAATTGTTCTCCCAGCTTAGTACCTTTATCAAACAGATTATCAATGTCTGTTTCTGAAAAAGCTGTATACACAACTTCTCTAATTCCTCTATCAGAAAATAAATATAAACTATTTAAGTACAGCTCTTCCCAAATCCTATGATTACCTTCATATAAAAGATAACTTTCAGAACCATTTAACTTCAAATCTTGTAAATAATTTAAATAATTTAAAGGTTCTCCTTGAATATCACTATTTATTTTATAAACCTCTGCCCAACTCACTAAATCACCCCTTCATTTGTAACAGATTCTTCTATCATTCCTTTTTTAAAGTTAGTTATTGTTGTATTTATTAATATATCATTTATATACTTTTCTTTTGATATAGAACCATTTGTATTAAACTTTGTAATATACTTGATATTATTATCTAATATTTCTATTATAGAACCATTTGTATTAAATTTTGTTTCTTTATTTTTATAAATATCTAATTGAGAAAGTTTTTCTTTTTCTTCAGTTGTATAATCTTCTGTAGAGAGTTCTTTGCCTTCAACTTTCTCAACATATATATCATGAGTATGTTCTAAATTAGCTTTTTTATCTAATCCATCTTTTAATAATCTTTTTGTCTCTATACTAGAATAAGCACTTTCAAGAGACTCTATATCATCATTAATAGTAAATTTTATAAGTTCAATAGCAGAACCACCATTAACTACTGTAACTTCAATATCTATAGCAACTTCATTAAATAGTACTATATTATTATCATCTATAATTTTGTAAGATGTAATTAAACTTTTCCTATTAAGTTTATCTATTGAAGAGACTAATATTTTTTGAGTAACAAGGTTATGTTCTACTGAAAGTTCAAATCCTCCATCAACTTCAATCCATTCAGATGTATCATATGATTTATTAAATGCTACATTTATTCCACCAGCAATAAGTTGCTCTATTTTTAAATCTAGTTTATTAAAATCATAAGTTAATCTCTCTTTTAAAGTGTCTTTTATCTGACCATCTGTTGTTTCTTTTGATTGTAATATTTCTCCTGCTGTATCTAAATTTTCTAATTCATTGAACCTTTTTTCAAACTCAGTTATTTTATTGCTAACAGTTGTTGTCATATCTGTCTTAGCAGTATTTACTTCAACTATTTTGTTATCAACCTCATCTACTTTATCATCTACTTTTTTCTGCATATTAATTATAGATGTCTGCCTAGTTGATTCATTTAGTTCTCTAGTTCCCTCATTACTTTTTCTAAGCTCTTCATTCTCTTCTCGTTTAGTCTCTGAATTTTGTCTTATTATTTCATTTGCTTTTCTTGTTTCTTCATTTGTTTCTCTTGTTGTTTCACTAACTTTTCTAGCTTCCTCATTGGTATTTCTGGTTGTTTCACTAGTTTTTCTTATTTCTTCACTTGCTTTTCTAGCTTCTTCATTAGTATTTCTTGTTTCTTCACTAGTGTTTCTTACTTCTTCACTTGCTTTTCTAATATTTTCATTACTTTTTCTTATTTCTTCATTTTCTTCTCTTGTTTCTTCATTACTTTTTCTAAGGTCTTCGTTTTCTTCTCTTGTAGTTTCTGATTCTTGTCTAGCTACTTCATTAGCAACTCTTGTTTCTTCGCTACCATTTCTTATCTCTTCACTTGCTTTTCTAGTATTTTCATTTGATTCTCTTGTTTTTTCACTAGTTTTTCTTATTTCCTCATTTGATTCTCTAACAGTCTCATGGATTTCTCTTGTTTCTTCATTAGTATTTCTAGTTTCTTCACTTGACTCTCTGACTATCTCATTTGTTTTTCTTATTTCTTCATTAGCTTCTCTTGTTATTTCACTTGTCTTTCTTATTTCCTCATTAGCTTCTCTTGTTGTTTCACTTGTTTTTCTTGTTTCCTCATTAGCTTCTCTAATAACTTCCTGTGTTTTTCTTACTTCTTCACTCTCACATCTTTCAACTTCACTATCTTTTCTCTGATTTTCACTTTCAATCCTTATATTCTCATTGCCAATTCTAACATTTTCAGAACTTATTCTAATTTCCTCATTAGATTTTCTTACATTTTCATTTTCTTGTCTTTCTTCTTCATAACTTAATACATTTAATATGTCTTTTATTATATCCCAACTAGGCTCATCCTCTATTGCATTTCTATTTATACTTTTTTCAACTTTTATTATTGTAGAAAATGTAGTAACTACCTTATCATCTTTGTATAAAGTTATCTCAGAAATAACATCTCCTTCTTCTGAAAGCTCTATATGACTTAATTCAGTATAAACAGTTGAATCTTCTATAGTACAATTTTTCTGAGTAACTCTTCCACTTGGTAAATTAAAAAATGCTAATGCTGTATATCCAGCTAAATCAACATCTATAGAATCTTGTACTATTCTCATGTTATAAGATACATTATTATCGTTTTGCTTATATCTTGCTACTTGATACATTTTTGTATTGATATCTACAATATAAACTCTATCTCTCAAGATTTATCACATCCTCTCTATGCATCTATTCCTTCCTTAAATTCTTCAACACTTTCTTTTAACCAATTGTAACAAGCTTGAACTTGATTCACTCCACTTATATCTAGTGTATTTGTATCTAAATATAAGGCAAAATCATCTTCCTTCATCATATAATTTTTAACAACTATTGGTTGCTTATTATCTAGTCTTCTTTGCTCATCTTTATATCCAGCAATAAATACATTACATTTTTTTGCACCATAACTACTATTTATTGTTGTTATCCTCCAATAGTTAGCAGTTTGACCCATTGCATTTGTTATATCCTTAGAAATTGCCATGTTGTTCTTCTCCTCCCATTATTTTAAAATATTCATGTTCTTTATCAATTCTACTTCCCTTTACACTAAAATCTACTTTCCCAGTATATCCAGATACTTTAAAATATCCATCCTTCTTTTCTACAACTTCAACTTTCCCATTAGAAGGAAATACTGCATATCTTGAAATAGTCTTAGCATAGGTACTGTCTAATTTAACTATAGTTCCTGTTTCCTCTACTTCTACATCAAATAAAATATCTTCTATTAAGGTTTGAGGGCTATCAACTGGTGACATACCAAAAATAGTTCCATCAATTTCAATAGAACCTCCATTTTTACTTCCATCACTATAAAAAGCATGTCTTTCTCTTCCTCTACAATAAATAGCAGCATTACCATCATCCCATGCTACAAAACCAGTTTCACCACTTTCAGTATACAATCTTAATGCACCAGACATATCAAATTGTGCACTATCCCACCTTATATCATCTTGATAAAAATAAACTCTTGAACGAGAAAAGTTATTGTAAATAACTGTACTACCTATGTAAAAATTTATTGAAGAACCATCTACAGCTACATAGTGACTTCTATCATACTGGAATCTAATTGATTTACCTATCCCAACACCATTTAATGCAGTAGCATCTATTGCACATTCAGCTCCATTACCTGAAAAAAGTAATATTCTTGGGTTTGATGAACTAGCTCCTATTTTGTCACATAAAATAGTACCTGTATCTATATAATCAGCATTTATATATAATCTACTTCCTCTTAAATATATCCCACAATTTCGATTTCCTGTTAATGCATCAAACACTGCTTGTTGGTCACTAGTTAAAACACTTTCATAGTTGTTTTTATCACCTATAGACAATTCATTAGCTCTTATATTAACTTTTCCATTACTATCTACTTGTAAAGTTATATAGCCATCATTATCTCTTACAGTTAAATTTCTACCATTTATAAATTGACCTTCTAAAGTACCAGTTTTTATATAACTAGCGTTTAGATATAACTCATTCCCAACCATATAGAGTCCCTTTGCAAGACCATTGTTAGTTAGTTTATTAAATATCTCAAGTTGAGTTATATTGTCTATTTCTCCACCAATAATAGATTCCAGTGACTTCCCTTTTAATGTAAAGGTAGTTGCTCCTACATGAACATTTCCAAAACTATCTATATTTAAAGTTGTCTGGCTATTTCCATCAACTACAACTAAATTCTTTGCCTCAATATACTGCCCTTTTACTTTTCCTACATTTATTTTATCTGCATCTAAATCTCTTATAACTGCATGACCTATAGCTGCTTCTTCAAAATATTCAGCTGCATCACTTAACTTTCTAGTTGTTGCACTAACTTCATTTGAAAATTCATTATAGTTATCATGTGTATTTCCTGCCCTTACTCTATAATACCAAGTTTGCATAGGCTTAACTTCATGAAGTAATGAACTTGCTTGACCCACATATATCCTATTTGTATATCCTGTAGTATCTGGTTCAAATCCTTTTATTTGAGATGCATATACTTCATAGTTATAATATAACTTATTATCAAAAGTCCAATCTAACTGAATCATACTCCATAACCCTAATGCTGTGACATTTGAAGGTTCTGGAAGTGTATCCGGAAAATTATCACTTTCAATTACAATATTATCTACATTATTTTGAACCTTATCTATTTTTTCTTCTAAATCATCTATTCTTTCGTCTTTAAAATGATTTACTAAGTCACCAATCTCAACCGAATTGTATTTCTTTAATACTGGATTATAGTCAGTTTTTACTACCCTTGCAGTAGCATTTATACCTAAGTTATAATCTCTAACTATTATCTCATCATCCATATTTACAGTTTCAAGCATCTTATAGCTTTTATAATCTTCTGTAGTTGATAAATCTACAAATTCTACTTTGTAAGTAACTTTAGGTAAATCAACATTATTTTCAATAAAATAGTCTTTACATTTATTCCTTAAGCTTTCTTCATTCTTAATATCATAATCTGAAAAATCAACTGCAACAATTCTTTGAGTTGGATAATTGTTTATATACTTGCTTTCTACATATTTTTCTGGTAGTGTAATTTTTTTATTTTTACCACTTTTTTTAGTTGCATATGGATATATCTTAGTTATAACTTCTTGTGTATCATAAGTAGCTGTTAGACCTATTATATTCTTCCTATATGCTAGTAATACATTGTTACTTTCTCCAATATTATTTAATAAACTTATATTGAAATTATCTCTTTTTAGTTTAGACTTATTATTAAATAATTCTTGTATGTCAGATATAGCATTATGTGGGCTTACACAAGATATTGAAAAGTCTTTATTTCCTGTTATATCTGAATATCCTACAAATCTATTTTCTTCAGTACATGACCTAAATATTTGATTAAGAGCTTCTTCACAAGTAACATTTTTAAGTTCTAAATTTTCTATAAAATTATTTAATAAATCATAACTAATGTGTTCTGCTTTAACTAATATTTTTCCATCAAGTTCCTTAGAAATATAGTAAATCCTAAATAATTGATTTTTAAGCCTTGGAGAAGCATCAGCCATAACTATTTTATTATAATCAATTTCATCAAATAAAAAAGAGCCCACATAATATGTAAACTCTAACTCAAATAGTCCATTTAATTCTTCTGTAACTTTTGTTTCAAATGCATCTTTTAGAATCCCCAAACCATTATTTTTAAAATTTGTTTCATTTGCTTTATATAATCTAAGCAATCTATAACACCACCCATCTAGGTTCTATCTCTATTTTTTCTACATCTCCAGAGTATGTTATTATATTTTCACCATGTTTAAATGTTGGAAACTCTCCAAACATCCTACTATTTTCATTAACTACATCATTTGTATGAATATCTATTTTGTAAGCATTCATAAGTTCACAATCAATATATATATGCCCTTGAACTTCTGTAAGTTCTATCACCTCATTATTTATTTCTAATGTTATATCTCCATTTCCAAATACTTTTATAAGAGGATACGAAGCCATTCCAGTGTTTATTAGCTTAGAATCTGATTCATTTATTGTAATTAAATTATTAACTAATTCTTTCTTAAGTGGTTTACATTCAAATGTAATCTTAAAATATCCTAAATCTTTTATAATTTCTTCTAAATCTAGTTTGTTAATACAAACTGCTTCTCTATAATAGTTTGGGTCAGTACTTATAATAAGATTTTTATATGAAAAATCAGTTTGTAACCACATCTTTATTTCAGATGCTAGTATATTAATATCTTTACCATCTACATCTATATAGCATTCTATTTCAAGATTAAAATTACTATAACAACCTTCATCTAAAATAAGGCTCCCATTCCTTCCTGGTATCTCTATTCTTTCAAATCTACGTTCTGGCGATGCAAGTTCATTAATATCTGTAATTACAATACCAAAATCTCTACTATTTATTTCGCCATATTGAAAAGAAACTAATTCATTTTCACTGACACAGTATTGTAAAGCCAAATTATCACCTCCTACACATAAAAAAAGAGATGACTCAAATTTTTCTTTTGATACATCTCCTTCTATTTACTTTGCATATTTTTGCTAAGATGTGATATAATAAAAGCAAGAAGAACTACAATCTATTGTCAGTAGAGCGGAGTTCATAATTAAAAGCTAATTATTTTTTATGGAATTTGATTTTTAAATCAAACTCCCAGCCACTCTTTCGCACAGAGTGGCTTTTTACTTTTGCAAATATCTTACTTATTAAGCAAAATATTAAGCTAGCAATAACACCAGCTATTACATTAAGTAAAAAGTTGTTCATACTTACCACCTCCTTTCATTAGAAAGTAGGTTTTATCTCAGTATGAACTCCACTCTTAGATTATAGGTTACATCTTCTTGCTAAAAGTATTATACCACAATTTGGATATTAAAAAGATATCATCACATTAAAACTTTAGTTTTCTATTTGTAATAAATGCTATTTCAGAACCTAATTGCTCTATATCTTGTTTAGTATTATTTATAAATTTTTCTATATGTAAAGTTAACTCAACTTTCTTATCACTACTTTTTTCACTATCAACTTTACTATTATTATTTATATTAACAGTTGCATCCTTCAGTAAATTATTTGATGCTATTCCTCTTGCCAGAGTATCTGAATATGCTATACTTTGTAAATTTTCTATTTCATTTCTAAACCTTGCTGCTTCTTTTCTTCCTCCTGTAGGTATATTTACATCTTTAAATCCTATATTAGAAAGTTGTTTATTTATAGAATTAACTATGTCACTTAAAACCTTACCCAATGCTCCTTGCATAGATTTAATACCATCTATCATACCTTGCATAGAATCTTTTCCTGTTTCCATAAACATAGCTGGTACTACTCCAAATTTATCCTTAAAACTTTCAATTTGTTCCTCTATACTTCTTTGCATTTCTTGACCTAGTTTTCTATACTCTGCATCATAAGTTTTTTTCAATTCTTCAATTTCTTTTTCTATTCTATATTTTTCATCTTCTGTATCTTCTTTGGCTCTTCTTTCAGCTATTTTCTTCTTTTCTTGATATAATCTTTCGTATTCTTCTAGTTGCTCTTTTGACATCTTGTTAATAGCTTCTATCTCGTTATGAGCTTGTGGTCCTTTAGCTAATAATTCCTCATATAAATCTTTACCTACTTTTGTAGATAAATCTGCCATATCAGTGTCCCATTTTCTAAGTACATCGACTTGCTCTTCTAAGTTTTCCATTAACTCATCATTGTCAATTTCTTCAAATGTTACAGAAGAAAATAAGTCTGTATAATCCATTAAAGATTTTACTCTTGAGTCATATATCTTTTGATATTCTTCATTGAGTTTCTTTTGGTCCTCAATATATTTCTTATCTAAGTTTACTACTTTTTCAGCATAATCTTCTTTAATATCATTATATTTTTTATTGAAATCTCTTTCAGCTTTTATTTTCTCTTCTCTAAGTTTTTGAAGTTCTTCTTGATGCTTTTCAGTATCTTCTTTTTCTTTTTTATCATACTTTTTATTAATTTTTTCCAACTTTTCTCTGTATTCTTCTTGGTCTTTTACAGATTTCTTATTATATTTATCTTTAATCTTCTTTAGTGCTGCTAGTTTTTCTTTTTTATTTTTATATTTCTTTGCTTCTGCTTCCTTTATTTCTTCATTTTCTTTTTCATTTCTTTCTTTTTGTTTCTTCTTATGTTCTTTATCTAATTCTGCTATTTCTTCAGCTTTTTCTTCTTGTAGCTTTTGAACTTCCTTATTAAACTTTTTAATTTCTTGAGCTTCTTTTATGTTTCCATTACCTATTATTGCTTGAACTGTTCTAAGTGTATTTGTTAATCCTTCTTCTATGTTTGACAATCCATCTAAATATGCTTTTGCTGAATTTTCTCCTGCTCTGCCAAATTGTGAAACTATTCCTGATGAAGAACTACCCATACCTTTTGCCATAGTATTAGAAAGTTTGCTTATAGAGTCTAGTATACTTCCTCTACTTGATGTCAAACCTTCCATTGATGCTCTAAACATCCTTGATGTTGGTAACATATCTTGCTGAATAAAATTATTACTACCTTGATGAATCATAGGACCACTTTTAAAAAAACCACTTACTACACTCTTTACCTTACTAGCAGCTGAAGAAATACCTCCAAGAATTCTATCTATTGTTGACTTTGCATCTGAAAATGGCTTAGTCATGAAATCTTTCATTTTATTAAATCCAGTTTGTATTGCAGATTTTATTAGTGTTATCTTTCTATCTATATCAGTCTTTATATTGACCCAAGCCGTTTGTATAAGACCTTTAATAACATCCCAAATGCTTGTTTTTCCTCTAATAACATCCCAAGCTTTTGATATAATGCTACTTATTGTATTAAAAACAGGAGATTTTGATTTAAGTTCATTCCACTTACCAGCCACAAAAGAAGTTATAGAATTCCATATAGCTTTTTTCCCACTTATAAAGTCCCATGCTTTCGATATAGTATCAGATATTGTTTTAAATATAGGAGATTTATCTCTCAATTCATCCCATTTATCCGATATGTAATTTTTTATATTATCCCATATTTCTCTTGCCTTATCTTTAATGAAATTCCACGATTCTTCAATTGAAGAAGTAATAAATCCCCAAACTGATGAAGTATCTATTCCTAGTTCTTCCATACTTGATAACCATTTATCTTTTAAATCTTGCCACCATGAGTTGAAGTTATCACCTAAGTTCTGCCATCCAGTTGTCCAACCTTCACATATACTATCCCACCAATCGGATATACCTTGTTTGATATCTTCCCACCAAGTAGATGCATCATCTTTTAGTTTTTGCCAACCACTATTCCAATCTTCACATATACCATTCCACCAATCTAAAAAACCTGTTTTTATGCTTTCCCACCATGTACTTAAGTTGTTAGATATGACTTCCATATCTCTATTCCAATCTTCGACAAATTTAGGTAAAAATGTAGAAAGTTCCTCTACTAAATCGTTCCACCAAGTTGAAAATTTAGAATCTATATCCTTGCACCATTTGTCTAGGTTTTTTTGAGCATTGTTAATGTCTTCTTTTGTACCTTCTTGAAATAATGTCCATTTACTTTTAACTGTTCCATCACCATTGTAGGCTTTTATGCCATCTCCAACCATTTCTTCTATTTCAGTTACAGTTTCTTTATGCTGTCCTTCTAATTCTTTTAATGAACCCTCTCTTTGATTTTTTGCTGAGGCTATAATATCATCTGCCATTTGATTTGCTTCTTTTGTACCTTTTTTCCTTTGCATTGCTGCTAAAAGCAATTGCTCATTATAAGCTTTTTCAATATCATCCTTTTGAGCTTTATAGTTTTTATTTTCTTCTGCTCTTAGCTCTGCACCCTGCTTAACTGTCATTTTTTTATTGTTAGCATGTACTCTTTCTTTTATTATAAGTGCATCTGATGCACTTTTAGATAATACCTCAATAGACATCTCATCATTTTCTTTTTGTAGTTTTAAAATCTCTTCATGTTCTTTTAAAGTGATTTCTCTTCTTTCTTCACTTGCTTTTTGAGTTATTTCCTTTATTTTTTGAGAATTTTCTTTAAATTGTTTCTTTTGTTCATCTAGAGATTTAATTACTTCTCCTGTTATCTCTATTTCTCGCTTTGCACTAAGCTCATTGGATTGATTCCATAATCCATTAAGAGTTTCTATTGCTCTTGACTTAAATTCTTCAAATTTTGGAAGTACTTGTTGTTCCAATTCATCTAAATTTTTAGCCATATCATCAACCATATCTTTTGTGACTATATTCCCACTTAATCTCATATTCATAGCCGACTTAGTTATTTTCTCACTCATTTCAAGATATGAACCCACTATTTTCTTAGTACTTTTATCAACATCTTTTCCAAAATTGTCTATTTCTATAGCTGGTTTGCTCATTTCTTTTACTAGGTTAGTTCCAATTACTACAGCTAATGCTCCAAGTGCTAGTGTCAAGGTTCCTACAGGTGTGCTCAAAAATGCTATAGCTTTAGCTAAGGTAGCCATACCAGCTGATGTAGGTATTGTTGCTCCTCTTACCACAGCTAATGTTCTTGATAGAAATGTAAATGTGCCACCCAGATTTTTGATTGCACCTACAGCTTTAGGTATTGTAATTGCCATAGTTCCTAGTATTACAAGAAGCGGTCCTATTGCTGCGACTACAGCTCCTATTGATACAACGATTCTAGCAAAATTAGGATTACTCTTAGCCATTTCGCTAACACTTTTCATAAAAGCAGTTGCCATTTCAGCCACTTTTGCAACTACAGGCATTATAGCTTCTCCCAAATCAGACATCATATTTTTCGCTGAATTCAATGCATCTTCAAGTTTAGTCTTTGTAGTATTATCCAATTGCTCAAACGCTTTATCACAAAGTCCAGTAGAATTTTTCATATCATTAAGCATTTGATTAAATGAATCAGCACTCTTTGTCCCTTCAATTATTTCTCCTGTAGTTTCATTAACTGCATCACCTAGTAAAACATTAGCTGCCTTTGCACCTTCTGCCGATCCAAATAGGTCTGATAGAGATAAGCTATTTTTCTTTGCATAATCATTTAATATTAATAATACATCTGCTGTTGATTTTCCTTCTTTTTGCAAATCAGCAAATCCTTTATCTGTTAATTTTTTAAGTATTTTATCTGCTTTACTCCCACTTTTCCCAAGTTCATTGAACATCGCATTCATGTAAGTTGTTGCTTCTGCGCCAGCAATTCCTTTTGCAGTTAATATAGCATATCCAGCTCCTAGTTGCTCAACTGATACATTCAAACTTTTTGCTGTTGGAATTATTTTACCCATAGAACTTGCTAACTCATCCACCGTAATTTTGCCTTTATTTTGGGTCTGTATAAGAACATCACTTACATGAGCCATATCCTTTTGGGACATCCCATACGCATTTTGAATAGTTGTCAACACATCTGTAGCTTTTGCTAAATCTGTTAAACCTGCTGTTGCTAGTTTATCTGCTTGTGCTAAGAATTCAGTTACATCTGCTTGCTTTACACTCGCAGATATCGCATTATATGCAGAGTTAGCATATTCATCATAAGCCATTCCAATTTCATTAGCACCTTCTTTTAATGTGCTTGCATAAGCATCCCACTCACTTTTACCACCTTGAACTTTTTCTGTATTTAGTTGTAATATAGAATTAACAATCGACATTGCTTGTTCTGTGTTTGTAGCTGCTGTTACTGCTGCTGTTCCCATTGCAACTAATCCAGTTGTAACTGTTGAAGTTAGTGTTTGCCCAATATCTTTCATTTTAGTTCCAATAGCATCAAATGGCATGCTTCTTAATGAATCACTAAGTCTATTCGCTTCTGCCTCTGCATTATTCATGGCTGTTCTCATATCAGTTAAAGAATCTTCTCCATTTTCGATTTCATTACCTAATTGAGTTTGAGAATTTTTAAGTCTTTCAATAGCTTCTCTATATCTTTGTGATTGTTCTGAACTTTCTCCATACATACTATTGCAACGTTCTAATTGTTGCTCATATCTTTCTATTTTATTTCCTATTTCAGTGTACTTTTGCTTTGACTTATCTATTTCACTTGTAAGTTTAGATATACCTTGTGCATATGCATCAATTGTACTTCTTGCTGTTTTTAGTTCATTCTCAGTCTGTTTTATAGAGTTTTTTAGTGATGAAAATGGACCACTTGAAGTTGATGCTATTTTATTTAACTCTGATGCTGCTAATGCTGATTGTCTACCTATTTGTGTCAAAGAATTTGCTGTATCAGAAATTTGTTTTCCCATTGCTGTCATAGCACTTCCTGTAGTTCTTGTGTGTGAGTTAAATTGACTAAGTTGTTTAGCTGCATCAGCAAGAGCTTTAAAAAACTTCCCTCCATCTAAATCTAGATAACCTACTGCTGTTCCTAATTCTAGCGACATATTATTTCCTCCTTTCATACAAAATTTTCTGAAACAGTTTACTTAATTGGCTAATTTGAATAAAATAAAAACACTTACTAGTTTAAAGTAAGTGCTTTATTTATATTATTTTGAGTTATATAAATTATGGTATCTTTCAAGTGATTGATTCATTAGCTCTTTGCTAGTATTTAATAACTCATCATCATTACCTAATAAACCAGTACAGTATGTACTTGCTGATGTTGTTATTGTTCTTAATTCACCAAAAGCCTTCTTTTGCACATCAGTTAAATCATGACTTTTTCTATATTCCTCGCCTTCTTCACATAAATCCCTAAAACGAGCTTCATATAAATCAGCTCCCGTTTTTAAGTTATCACTAGTTATTTCTCCTTCTTTTGCACTTTTCTCTATTCCCTGTAGCGTCTTCCAACTCTTTTTAAATTCATTCATCTGATAATCTAGAAGTTCATCTGGATTAAATTTATTTAGGTCAACCTTATCTTCTGTTGATACTTCTTCCTCTTCTTCCTTTGGTACTTCTTGACCTACTTCCTCCATTTTAGATGCTGGTGAACTAGTACATCCTGTCACAAACATCATTACAGAAAAACATGCTATTATGCTCAAAACTAATACTTTTTTTGTTAATTTCATAATATAATCTCCCCTATTAAATTATTTATTCAAATATAATTCTATCTAAAATTAGTAATTTAGTCTATTGATTTAGGAAATTTATCCAATTACTTAAAAATATTTTAAACGCACTAAAAACACCTATATGTTTAAATAGGTGTTTTGTGCGTTTATTCAATTTTTAGACCACATAGTTAATATAATACTTAAATTTAACCAAAAGCGCTTATGGTTATTATGAGCACTTTACATACCACTTAGTTAATATAATACGTTCATTACATGCTTTTTTTTGTTTATCATTCAATTCACTTTACATACCACTTAGTTAATATAATACCAAGCACTACTAACACCTTCAGATATACTCGTCCAACTTTACATACCACTTAGTTAATATAATACGGGTTAACTAAGAACTCATTTATATTAGATATACTACTTTACATACCACTTAGTTAATATAATACTTAAGTTCAGTTACATCAACATTTGACTTAATAATGACTTTACATACCACTTAGTTAATATAATACCCCAAAATAAATTGAGCACTTCCAGTTCTTGCACATATAAAACCATATTAAAATTGCAGTGAGTAACCAGTAGTGTTTTTCACACACCACAAAACATGCTTATATTGTAGTAATTTCAATGATTACATCCAATTTATATAAAAAATCGTACACTGCAAAATATCTATATTATCATTATATCATAAATTAACATTAATTTATTCTATTCATTTAGAATATTTTACCTGTTAACTTTTTCTTTTTCTCTAATGCTATTTGGACAAAAGTTTTTCTCTCATTTTTATCTATAGTTTTCTTTTCATTATTTTCAAATTTAAGCTTTTTATCATTTTTTATAGCATCTACTAAAAACATACAAGCTTCATCGAAACAAAAAGAAGTATATTCATCTTTAATTCTTAATATCTCACTAGGCATCTTGTTGTATATTATCACTTGATTTAGAATCCTCAATATCTGTGGACTCTTGATGAAAGTTTTCTAGTGACTTTGTACCTCCTTGAATACGATTAAACAATGTTAATCTTTGTTCAATAGAAAGTTCCAATCCTATTTTTTTAATTTGAGCATATGTAGGGTTAACTAGCACTTCTTTAGCCACTATATCCATCATTTCAAACATTTCTTTTGAGAAATTAGACTCATCATTCATCTTCTTTAGTACTTTTTCTCCTGTACTATCTTTACTTTCCTTCTCTTCAACTAAACTCATTGATGCTGTCATTAGGCTGTTTGGTATCTTACCAGCCATTGCAAGAGCCATTAAGTCAGGTTGTTTTACTTCTGCAACTAACATAGTTCCATCTAAAAATCTTCCAACCTCAATTACCTCAGTCAATTTTATTTTCTTTAATTCTTCTAAACTTGTTACTTTAAGTTCATTCATATTTATGTCCCCTTTCTAAAAAAAGCTCTAGCTAATTACTAGAGCTTTAATCTATCTATTTATATACTTATACTAACTTCTTCAACCTTATATGTTTCTCCATTTGTTAATCCTATTATCTCTGTTCCTGTTAATGCTGCTTTATCAGACTCAGTATCTGTTAATGTTCCATCTGCTAAAGTATATTTTATATTGCTATTAACTGTAAACCTTATATATTTTGCCTGCTGTTAATCCTGTTATCTTTTTATCTCCAGCTGTTGCTCCTGATACAGATGCACTGTCTAAAAATACTTTTGTAGCTTCATAACCATTAGGTAATTCCTCTACTATTTCAACCTCATAAGGAGATTGCCCTGTGTTAGGTCTACTATTTATAACATATTCATTTGAATAATATTCTCCATCTTTAAAGTTTAGTGGAACAGATTTTCCTTTTACAATTTGGGAAAGTCGTCTTAGCAAATTGCCCAGTATCTCCTCCTGGTCCAACAACTGAACTATAAATTATTGTTTTAAAAGATTTCTTAGAAAAAGTCTTCCCTACTTCTGGAGCTAAATATCTCTTAAAGCTACCATCTTCCTCTTTTTCTATTGTTCCACCTTGCATTATTTGAAGTATTTCAGGACAAAATACATTATCTTTTAATGTCAAATCATATCCTAAACTTGTATCTTCTGCTGCTCTATTTGCTATTATTTTTTTCTTTATTTTTAAAGTTAATTCTTCACCTTCAGAAATGATTTCCTCTGTCCCTATCTCATCAGATGTATCAAATGTATATGTAACCGGATTTTGTTCAACTGTTTCAATTTGAACTAATACAACATCTGTAAGTGGGTATTGATTTAATATTTGTACTGCCATATTTATTACCTCCTAATTTGTTTGTTTTCATAATAACTTAATCTTGTGAAATAAGCTTGTTTTTCATCATCTATAAGAATAGGTAAAGCTTCATAAGCTTGTTTTATTCCTACTATTTCATCCATGACACTTTCAACACTTATCTTGTATTCACTTACTTTAGAATACTGTCCAATTGGATAAAATACATATATTTCAAATAAATCTTTTATTATATTTTTTTCTGTTGTTTGTAGAGGACCTTTTTCAAATATAACTAAAAAAGGTTCTATGCATAATCCTTGATGTTGTCCAATAGAATACACATTAAAACCCTTATTTTTTAAATGTTTATATATTTTTTTAAACATACTTCACCTACTTTAAAATCACATCAAGACCTCTTATAATACTTGGTGCACATTTTTCTATAGTTGGCATTATAATTGGATATGGTCTACTTCCTGGATGATTAACTTTTTTAACAGAATGTGATGCTCCATCCCAAAATAAATAACTTCCAGGTCTTGCTTCTATAACATGTGGACCTGTACCTTTTTCTAAGTATAATCCATAGTCAACTCCATGACTAAGTGCTATCCTTATAGTATCTCCTTGCCATTCCCAACTACCATGTAGCCTATTTTTAGCATCATGAGTATGGTCTTTCCATGGTCTATCGTTTTTGGCAGTGCTTTCTAATAGTTGAGATGAAGTGTCTGCATAAGCTCCTAGTGCAGCCTTAGTTTTCATTTCTCTACTTACTAAAGCATTAAGCAGCTTGCTAGTATCAAATTTAAATCCTTTACTCATACTATCTCACCTTTCCTAACTTTAAATCAAAATAAATATTCATTCTGTTTTGATTTCCAAGGTCTTGTATAATAAACTTATTATTATCTAAATACATAAAATCACCTTGCTTTATCTTTACTGTATCTTCATCACAAACAACCATTAAATACTGCTCCTTATCTTTTATAACAATACCTTTATCCTTTGTTATTTGACTTATAGAGCTACTTCCTTCATGATATAAACCTATCACATTACAAACTATATTTTCTTCATCTGAAGGCTCTCCAAACTCATTTACTCCAACTCTTTTTACTATAGCTTCTGTTGGCATCTTATTGATAGCTTTGATTATCTTTGGTTTTACCTTTTGAGCTATCATAGACATCTACTTCCATTTGTTTTAAACTTTTTTGCTAGAGTTAACCAATATAGTTTATTTTCTGGCATGCTTAAGCCTCCAGGTAAAGTGATACTATCATTTTCAGCTTTTAATATACATAGTTCATACATAGTTTTATTAAAATCTTGATTGTTTTTATTGTAGTAATAAGTAATTTCATCATCAGAAAAAAAAGGTGATTGTTCTTCTCTAAGTTCTGTTTTTATATTTTTTAAGATTTCTAAATCCATACTATCACCTACTAAAAACTATATTTTATAACTTATGCTTAAATTCAACTATTCTTATTTGCTTAGGCTCATAAACTCTTGTCCAGTTTTCACCTTTTGCTAACTCTAATCTTGAAGGACCTTCTGTTTTAGCTACACTTGCATTAGTAAATTTTATACCTCTTGGATGTAGTATATATGTTTTTCTATTGATTAAATAATCTACTCCAGAACCTTTTTTCTTATCTCTATCTATTTCTGTAGCAACAAACCCTACTGGATTACCATTTCCTAAAGCTATTGCCCCACTACCAAATAGATAAGAAGTATAAACTCCTTCTTTAGATACAGGACAACCATCATCAACTATAACTAATTTATCTTGATAAACTTCAAAATCTGGACCTACATCTGGTCTAATAGTTTCTATTAAATTTTGTTTTTTAAGTGCTGATTTTGTAGCTGAATGCATTGCTATAGCCTTTAACTGACCTTGTGCATCTCCTAATAACTGTTGTGCATCTATAAAAGCTGATGGTGACCATTTTGCTGCATTTCCTGTTCCTGCTGATATATCTAACTTATTTGTTGTCATATTTGCAGCTAAAAATACACCATTTAAAACTGCTATAAGTTCTTTTTGCATATCTCTAGCCCAGAAGCTTCCAACTAAACTAGCTATTGCTGCCATTGGGTCTTTTCCTGCCATAGCTGCTGATAAATCAGTAGCTGCCCACATTTTTGCTCTTCTTAATATAGCTGCTGCATCTTGACTTGAAGTAATTTTATTTGGTGTTAAATCAGCATCTTCTATTATTTGCTCTGATTCTCCACTTAAATCCTCAAAGAAAGGCATATTTACAACTGGTGCAGCTTGAGAAGCTAAAGCATTTAAGCTTGCATCATTTGTAATTATTCCACTTTGATATAGAGCTGATAACTCCATGCTTTTGTTTATTACATATGGGTTAAACAATTCTGGTACTATTACATCACTTAATTTTGTTACTGCCATTTAAATCACTCTCTTCCTTATAAATTTATTCCTGCTTGAGCTGCAAATTCTTTAGCTTTATCAGGGTTTTCTTTTAATAATCTTCCTTGTTCTGTTAAATTGAATGTTTCTTTTATAAAAGGATTATTGACTACATTTGATTTTCTTGGGAAATTCCCTGGAGAACCTGTATTACTTGGAGTAGAACTTTCAAACCATTCTTTATATGTTTCTGATATGTCTTTAAATTGTTCATCTAATCCTATAATTTCTCCAGTATCTTTTACTTCCATTTTACTGGTATCAAATTCTTTACATAGTAGCTTCCTATATTTTTCATTTACTCCAGATAGTTTAGAATTTATAGCATAGTCTATAGTCATATTCTTTATTTTAGCTCTACTCGTACTATCAAGTTCATTATATTTATTTTCCCATTCTTTCACTTTTGCCTCTATATCTTCACTGTTTTTACTATTTTTCTTCAAATCTGATATAGTATCATTTGCACCTTTTATTTGCTCTTCTAAGGCTAATTTTTGTTCTTTCAACTTATTGTATCTTTCATCTATATTTTCTTCCTTAGAAGTGTAAATTTTATCTTTTTTCATACCCTCAATTATATTTTTTATGTCTGTGTCCTGGTATCCCAATTTTTTTAATAATTCTTCCATTATTCCCTCCTACACTACGCTTTTATACGAGTTTTGCTTCTCTAGTATAGTTTGCTATTTGTTTCTTTTACGCCTATATATAGCTAAAAAAGGCAATAAAAAAACACCTACTAATTTTTAATTTCAGTAAGTGCCTTAATCTTCTTTTATTACTCCAATTTCTTTTAATTTCTTTCTAAATTTTGTTCTTATTTGTGCTTGTTCCTCTTCAGTTCGCTCTACTTCCCTAATAGTCTCCCCCCACGGAATGTCTTTCCATCTTGGATGGCTGAAAGGTTCTAAGTACTTATCATCTTCAAATTTATTACACATTTTATAGCTCCTCTGACTATTATAAATATTTACTCTTCCATTACACCTATTTTCTTGAGATGTTCTCTAAACTTCTTTTTGTTCTTAATCCTATCTTCTTCTGAGATTTCTTCATGACCTATCACTTCAAATCCAATTGGTGAATATTGTGTTCTCCATAAAAACATATCATGAGGAGATAATTCTTTATAAGCATCTCCTTTTTCTTCATCAGGTAGCTTTATAAATTCTTCTATTGTTAGCATTTAATACACTTCCTCTAATAAAATATGAATTGTTCCCTTAATTCTTTCAATTTCAATAACTTTAAACATTGAACCTCGTTTATATAATACTTCTTGTTCTTTAGGGTTATATTTACTTACATCTTTTCCTTTTTGTGAATTTAATATATACATCTGCACTTGACCCTCAGAATTATAAGTACTTCCTTTTGTTGTTGAAGTATAGTCATAATTAGTAACTATCTCCCCCAACTTGTACATACTTACGAATCTTTAATTTAAGTAAGTGTCTTTAATCTTCTTTTAATACTCCAATATCTTTTAGATGTTCTCTAAGTATTTTTTTATATTTTTTTCTTTCTTCTTCTGGAATGTCTCTATATCCTATAGTTTCACCCCATGGTACATCTTTCCATCTTGGATGACTAAATGGTTCTGAATACTTATCATCTTCAAATTTATTATCCATTGCGTTCCTCCATTAATATATAATATTTGCCATTCATTTCTTCTAACTCAATTATTTCAAATTTAGAATTTCTTCTATACAAAACTTCTTCTTCTTTTTCATTGTACATACTTATATTTTTACCATTCTTAGAATTGAATATATATATTTCTACTTGACCCTCTGGATTGTAGGTTTTTCCTTTTGTAGTCGAGATAAATTCTGAGTATTGTATAGTTTTTCCAATTTCATGTTCAATTAAAAAAGCTTTTAAACTTTCTTTATTATAAAAATATAATGACCTTGTAACATCCCCTTCATAATTTGGCATTTTATCTAAAACTCTATCTAAGTTATTTATAAACCATTCATCTTCTTCTGTCAATTTAATATTTCTTCTTAATTTCTCATTAATTTTATAGGCATCTCCACCCATATATTTATATAAAGCTAACATTTCATCTTCAGTTGGTTCTTTATTCTTATTAGCTTTTCCTTCTATTCCTGCAAAGTCTAATCCATATTCATCAAACCATTCATCAAGCTTAGAGTTTTCTTCTCCATCTATCCAGCTTCTTAACTCTTTACCTATGTCCTCCATACTCATTGGAATATCATATTCAAAAGTACACTTTCCTAAAGGATGCTCTAATGGTAACTCTTCTGGAATATATGTTTTTCCATTTCTATCTGCACAAACCTTACACATCCTAGGATGATGTGATGACATCCATTTAATCCCTTTAACAAATGGATTCTTCTTACAACTTTCTTTAGCTGTCTTTTGATATGCATGAGTTATATATGTAGATGCCAGTCTATAGGCATTAAAATCTATTTTTTTATTACTTTTAGGGTATACCTTTGACCAATCATAATCTTTCTTAACCTTTGGATTAACATACTTTTCTAAATCTTTTGCTATATCATAACTACCTCTTTTTTCTGCTAATCCTCTACTTACAATGTAGTCTAAATCCTTCTTAGTTTTATCTATATTACTCCAAATTCTATCACTTAATTTAAGTTTGTCTTTGTACATGCTACCAGATATAACTTGCCTTAGTACATCTTCATGAACTTTACTAAACATATCAGTGAATTGTGGCTTTAAATTAACTGAATAGTTATCACATATGTTATTGAAAAAACTTAATTGTTCATCTGTAGTAGTTTTTATTACTTTTGATATTTCACTTTCAATATCTTTTTTTAGCTTCTTTCCTAACCTATCATACTCTTTATTTAAATAAATTATACTTTCTCTTAAATATTGTTCAGTTAATGTGTTAGAGTTAACTCTATTTAATTTTTTTGCATATTCATTAGCTATATCTTTATATAACTTTCTTATCTTTTTAGTAGTTCTATTTGATAATATGTCTCTAGCTCTTTCAGCATTCTTCATAGCCTTATTAAACTTATTAGCCATTATTCATCATCAACTACTTCTTTTGATTCTTTTTCATTAGTTACTTCGTCTGATTCTTCTGTATCTATAGCTTCTGTTTCCTCTTCCAAATTAAAACTTTCTTCTAATATTTGTCTTTCAATTGATATTTGTTGCAGTTCTTCATCTGCTATATCATCATTACTATTATTCCACTTCTTAATGAAAGTCTTCCTAGACATTGCTTGAGCATTTACTTGTTGAATATCAAGTAATTTTTCTGAATCCTCATCTTCTTGTAATGGATATTGATTTTCAACAATTACTTCATAAGAATCTTTGTCTAATATAGGTATTTTTACTATATTATATACTTCTATCATCTCTATCATGGCTTGTATCAACCATTCAAGAGCTGGACCCCATGATTTCATTTTTTCCTCACATCTAGTTATTAATTGCCAATACAAAGCTTTCATTGATTTACCTGATGTCATCATACCTTTAAGGTCCTGATTATTTATAAGAGGTATATTTAGTACTTCATGCATATCTGATTTAATTCTATTAAGAGAGTTTTCTATTCTAGTATCATATCCAAAGTCAGTAGGAATTGTATTAATCTGTGCTTGTTTTTGGTCAGCCGTTTGAGAAGTTTCTACATCCCAATAAGCTCCTGGTTTTATTTTAAAATGCTTACTTGACTCTTCTTCAACATCAACACCATATATGATACGATTCATTCCTTTTTTAAGAGTATCTATATCCTCAGAAGCTAGCTTATTATAAGCCATCTGATTATCAAATATCTCTTCTATGTCACTCTCACCCTTTAAATCACCAAGCAAACCATCATTAAGAATTACATAACAAGGTATTCCACTAAGTTTTAAATCTGTATCACTCACTATTTCTTCTATACATAACCCATAACCATTATAAATACCTTCACTTAATATACATTTACCATTAACCATTTCATATTTTTGTTTCCAAATTCTCTGTTTATCTTTTTCAACTTCTTGATTTGTTTGATGGAAAAATACGATTTTCTTGAGCTCATCAAATTGGTTATCAAATGGTTCATATATAAACTCTAAACTTGGTACAAACATTATCTTTAAACTCTTACTTTCTTTATCTGCATGTAGCTTTATAGCTATTCTTTTACCAATAAAACAATCTCTAGCCGCTTTAATTAGTTTATCTGAAAACAAATTTTTCTTTAGAATCTTATTAATACACTGGTTTATTTCTTCTGCCTTATCTTTATCTAAATCATTCTCTGGTTTTATTGTAAATATTGGTGTCTTACCAAATAAAAATCTAGCTTCTTCTTTAATCAGCTTTTTAATATAATTTGTTTTCTTCCTTGTTTGTTTATAATCTTGTTCCTCTTCTATCCAATGTTGTCCTGTACCTTCATACTTATCATATAGCCTTATAATTTCACCCATTTCTCTTATTACTTCTTGACCATACAATCCTGTAAGTTCCATCTGAATTATATCTATCAAATCTAACATGTTACACCCCCTATCTACTGTTATATTTTCTTTCTCTTCCATGTGTTTTCATATCTAACTCTAATGCATACCTTGTTGCATCAATTGAATGATTGTCTTTATCTTCTAACTTAGCTCTTACATTTCCATCCTTATCTGTTTGATAATCTATATTTTCAAATTCTCTAGCTATATTTGGAGTTCTGTTTGGGTCTATTACTATTGCTTGTAAATCATCCAGCCAGTTCTCTCCAAATTCGATTGAACCAGGTCCTTTTTTAGCCTTCAATGCTTTTATTCCATATTCTCTAAGCTCTGCAATACTTCTTGGTTCTGCACTGTCACAAATAACACTAAAGTCATCATATCCTTTTGATTTAATCTTAGAAGCTAATTCTCTTATAGACATTTTCACCCCAAATATTTCATCTATAAAATATATAACTCTTTTCTTTTTGTCATAATGCAGTCTTACAAATGCCATAGGGTCTGTTGCATATCCAAAGTCATTACCTTGCCTTATGTTGTCAAACTGGAATATTTCTTCATTTGTGATTGTTTTAAACTCTAAATTAGAAAAAGGGACTACTCCAGAACCAATTGGCTCTCCTAAGTACTCCCATCTATATTTAAACTCATTTCTTATTTTAATTTCATTAGCTTCTTCAATGAAAGCCTTTGATATATGAGGATTATCTAAATAAATACTATGATGAACATATGTATTTTTAGGTAATACATGTGTTTCAAATTTCTTATTAACCCATGATTGTTTTCTTTTTGGAGGATTGTATGATAAGAATATTTTATAATTCAATTTGTCTGGTAATTCTCCACGTAACACTGAGTTAATTACCATAGATAACTCATCCTCTGTTTTTATTTCTGCAACCTCTTCAAACCATGCAAAAGCTATTGGATACTTAGCTGATTTTATAGATTTTATCTTTTGTGGGTCATCAAGCCCTCTAAATATAAACTTATTTCCTCTTGGAATAAAAATAATTTCCATTGGGGATTTTTTAAACTGAAATAAATGTGTTAAACCAAATATTTCTATAGTTTCTTTCAATTGCTCATATACACTATCCATTATTGTATTACCAACTTTCCTAAAACAAACAGTATTTACTGGATATTTAACCATAGCCATAGTTAACCAAAAGGCTATATGTGTTGACTTAGCTGAAGCTCTTCCACCTTTTAATACATGATATAGGTATTTGTTACTATTACTTACTTTCCAAAATTCATAAAAATTTTTATTTATTATTTCAGATATTTTTCTATCCATCATTTAAATTACCTACATCATCAATTATAGTTACACCAACATTTCCATCTAAATCAACTTTTTCAGTCCATAAAGCATACCTTTTACCCAATAATTCAGCTGCCTTATTTCTATCTTTTATACTTACATCTTTTTTTATTATTTCAGGACCATTTTCTGATACTATTACAACTTCTTCTTGTTCTTGATTTCTTAGTATCTTTGTTAAATACTCCATAACTTCTTTTGCATCTGCTATCCTCTTTGATTCAATTTGCTTTAATCTTTCATCAATGTAATTTTTAACCTTATCATTACTCAGCAGTCTACTTCCATTACTTTCTGATGTTCTTTGATTGTTATTTTTGTATGCTTTCTTGTATGCTTCTGTTGCATTACCAGTTTCAATATAATAATCACAGAACCTTTTTTGTTTTTCAGTCAAATCTGCCATACCACCACCTCTTTATTTGCTTTATAAATAAAAAAATAAGACTTTAAATTTAATCTAAAGCCTTATTCTTAGGGGATACATATTATATTTAAGGGAGCAAGTTTTAGGAATCGAACCTAAGATTACACACCAGTCCTTGCAAATTGAGTGAGGTTACCAAGCCCCACTCTTTTAGACATTTGAATTAAATTCCGTTTTAATCCAGCATATCTACATATAGTGTATTAATAAGTTTGAACATAGTAAGAATTGAACTTACAGCATCCTCATGCCCTGCCTAGTCTGCTCATATAAGCTAGGTGAATCCCTTTACCTAGCCCACATATATTTAGTTTTGAGAGAGAAATATTCATTTCCACAATACTATTATCTCACATTTTAAATTGTAAAATCGGCAGAAAAACGGCAATAAAAAGACCTAGAATTTAATCTAGGTCTTTCTTTTTAATCCTAATTTCATTATTTTCAAAATAAACTTCAACTTCTCTCTCTTCTTGTGTTATATTCATTTCTTTAATCCATGTTGCAGGTAGACTTATTTTAGGACTTAGTGAACCAGAGCCACTTTTTGATAAGAGTACTTTCAATATTCTTTTTTCCATTTCTTTCTCTCCCTCTAGGAAAATAAATATTTTATAGCAAATATTAATAATGCTATTGCACCAATTAATTTAACTATACCAAAACTTAATTTCCCTAATTCTGTAATTAATTCCTTATATTTTCCCATTGTATTTTGAGTGGTCATGTATTATTATTTAATTAGAAGGGAAGGTGCTGACTCCCCTTCTAAAGTCTTATAGGCTATCTAATACCATTTTTATAACGGCTATTAGTGTACCTATTTCAAGAGCAAGTTCGGTAAGGGCTTTGACAACTTTGCCGAACTCTTTTATTTTTTTGACCACTTCTTTCACCTCCTTTCTATATTTATATTATATCATGTCGTACCGATATAATCAATACCTTTTTTCCTTTTTTTAGTAAAAAAAATAGACAGCTATTCACTGCCTATAAATCTAACATCTTAAATAATGGTTCTTGCTCTATTAGTGCTTTCTTTCCAAACAAGGCTATTGATATTGAACTAATGGCTTGATTAGCTCTTTCTCTTAATTGTCTTTCTTCTAAGTATACTTTATCAACTATTAAACTCCATTCTAAGCCTTCAATATACCTATACCTTATAATTTGTTTATGTATAGGCTTTAAATTGCTTATGGATACATCTATTGTATATTTTAGTGCTTCCATTTCATATAGTTCTATCTGTTTTTCTATTATCTTTTCTTCAAGATTAATTAACTCATTTTCAACTTGATTACTTATTGAATTAGTCTTACTTATGGGAATGCTGTCATAGCTTAAACCTTGCATAAAATCACCTAAATGGAACTCTTTGAGATTTTTTATTTGAAGTTTTAGACTTTCAATATTAATATGTAGTTGTTTGTAGTTCTCAAGGTGTTTTTTAGTTGCCATAAAAAACTCCTTTTTAACTTTACTTGCCATAACATCACTCCTATTTATTTAAGCTACCTTTTTCTTATTTTCTTTTCTCTTTTTCTTAAGTTCACTATATTCTATCCAACCATCTACCCCATATTTTTTGCTTTTAGCAATCCATATCAATTTTTTGTCCTGATATTTATAGTCAAAAAGCTTTTTTCTAAGTTCACCCTGCTGTGTACTATACCCTTTCACATCTATATAAACGACTTCACCATTCCATTTGTATATGGCAAAATCAACTGTATATGTAATAGCTCTATAGCTTTTCCCATCTTTTTTAAATTTAGGTTGTAGTTCAAACTTTTGTTGAAGTCCAAAGTCTTTTATTTCTCCATTTTCCTTTTTTTCTTTTAAATATAAATAATACTCTGACTCATCTTTACTATCAAATTTAATTCCATCTATTACAATTTTCTTATTATTGTATTTACTCAATCAAATACTTCCTTTATCACTTAAAGTTACTCATACTTATTAATATCGTTTATAAATTCATAAACCTCATGTACACTATATCCAAACTTTTTAAACCCTTTTACATATCTTCTTATGGAACTTGATATACTTCTACCTACTCTACAATTTTCATATCCTTGCCATAAATTCTCTTTTTCCTCTTGCTTTACCATTTGAGAAACTGCTTTTTGAAACTTATTCATTGCTATTCCCCCATAGTGTTATTGTTTAAAATTAATTTTGCTGTTCTCTATTACTTCTATTAGCCTTTCTCTCACATCTTTTACAACAGTAAATTTTTTTAGACTGTTTTGGGATGTAAAATAATTTACCACACCAATTGCAAATTATTCTTTTATTCATAAAACCACTTCTTTCTCATTTTTCAGGATATTTGTTATTACAATTTTCACACTCTTTTAGATTCAATCTATACTCATAAACTCTACCAGCTATAAAACTTCCTATTACTAATATTACACTAGCTAAGATATTCACTTTTAATCATCTCCTCATATTCTTCTCTAGCCTTATCTATAGCAATAAATATATCCTCTCCATTGTCATATAACTCTTTTGCCCTTTTAATTGTATATTCTGTCCTTGAAACTTCCATTATTCCTCCTTAATATATTCAACTTTCCAGCCACTTCTTGTTTTAGTTTTCTTTTTAATAGCTTGATAAACTGCTTGATATTTTAACCTTAAAAAACAGGCTGCACCATCCATAGACTCAAATTCTTTTACTTCCCCTGTATTAACATTTCTAATTCTTACTGGTAACTCTTTTTTTATTTTTCTGTCCTTCTTTACTCCAAACTCAGCTAACATTTTTTCTGGCTTAGGATATATCTTTTTTCCATTTTTTGTAATTCCCAACAAACAACAATATAATGCTAAGTAGTTTCTACATGTAAGGTCATCTTCAATAAGGTTGTCCACTACTGAGCCACTAAAATACCTTTCTACTTTAAACATTTATTTCACCTCATATTTAAATTTTCAGATTAAAATGGTAACTCATCATCATCTATAATTTCAAATCCTTGAGGGTCTAGTCCTATGGTTCCATCTTGTACACTCTCTTTATATGAATTACTCGATTTACTCTTGCTTTCTAATGATTGTACTGATTTTGTACTGACTTTTGTAAATGTTCTTTTTTCACCTGATTGAGTTTGATAATTGTCAACTCTTATATTCCCTTCTAATGCTACTAGCTTCCCTTTTGTTATGTAATTTGCACAGTATTCAGCAGATTTACCTATTACTTCTATTGGTATAAAGTCAGTATCTCTTTTTCCTTCTTTATTTATATAATTTCTGTCTACAGCTATTGTAAATGATGCTACTGCTGTACCTGTCCCTGGTATGTATTTGAGTTCTGGGTCTCTAGTTAATCTTCCAACTAATACAACTTGATTCATTTTAATACCTCCATCAATATTATTTAAATTTAGCCTTTTGGCTTTTCTTTATAATTTCATCTAATTCTTTGTTACTGTATTGAGTAAATGTTTGTTCAAAATTAGCAAACTTATTTTTGCTTACTACACTATTAGGTTTTTTTGACTTTTTATTTTCATGTTGTAATTTATATGACTCTAATTGTTCATATGTAGTTATATTTGCATCCTTCCACTTTTTAAGGATTCCTTTTAAGTATGATAAATTCATATTCATTCTTTCAGCACATATCTCTATAGCTCTTTTAAATACTCTTATATCTACTTCCTTAGATACTTCTAATAACCATTCAGCTGTGACTGGATATACTACTCCTATATTTTCTTCATATAGCTTCTTAAATTCTTTTAAATAGTTATCCACAGGCTTATCTATATACATACTATTAAAACTATTAATATTAAAACTATTAATATTAGTGTCCACATTTTCCGTGTCCGGCTGAGTCGTGTCCGGAAAAGTAGGACATGGTTCCATGTCTATATTTTTAGGACATGGTTTTTTCTTCTTTTTATTTACTTTTACACCTCTTCTAGATATACATTCATCTATATAAGTTCTATCAAATACTATTTCATATATATTATTTTGCATTTTACCTTGTTTAGATTTATTTTTATGAATCTTTATATATCCACTAAGTTCCAATTCATTTTTGTATTTTGTAAATGTATCTTTTGATATATTCAACTCATAACAAATTAAATCTCTAGTTGGAAAGCAAGTTCCATTTATCCCTGCAAAACTGGATAAATAAGAATATAGCATTCTAGCACCAACAGTTAACCATCTATCTCTTGCTACTAACCTTGGCATAAGACCATACCCATCACTTAATATATTTCCTTTTTCTATAATAACTTTGTCCATATTATTCAAGAGATTCACCTACTTAATTATCCCTTTTTCTCTTTGCAATTTCTCATATCCAACACATATCTGGTCATATTCCTGTTTACTTAAATCTTTAACTTCTTTATTAAACTTATAATACACTTCACTTTTTACTCTATCTGAATCTTTGCCTATTGTATTTCCTATTGAAAACAATCTTTTTATTTGATTTTGACTTATTTTTATTTGACCATTTTCACTTGCTTTAATAGAGGAGTTTGTTAAGTCATTTCTTTTATAATCTTCTTTTCCACTAGTAGCATCAAAAGTATCATTTTCTGTAATGTTTAATAACTGAATGTACAAATACCTTGTCTGATATGTTTCAATTCCTCCTAATGCTTGTAACTCATTAGAGCCTTTTAATTGTAATTCTCTCATTGGAGAAGTAAATATTATCTCTTCTGTTGGTTTCTCTCCATTAATCAATGTTAGAGTTGCATAATCATTTGTAAAGGTCACTATAGGGCATAATTTAGCTTCTTGTAACAGCTCTGTTGCTTGAGGTAAGAAGTCTGCTAACTCAAAATATTTAAAGTTAGCAAACTTGTTTTGACCACTCTTTTTTATATCTAATTTGTTAAACTTAATTCTTACATCCATCAATTTTATGTAAATATTATTCACTTCCATCAATTTCTCCCTCCATTTCTCTAATATTTCTTTCTAAAACTGACACAAAACCATCTATATAATCACCATAGTTCCCTTGTAATTTGTATTCTTCTAAATTTTCTTTGAATTGTTGCAAAGTGCATCCTTTTCTATGTTTATCTATACAAAATTCTAATGCTGATATTTGTCCAAATTTTACATCCCAATCTACTTCATCTACTGTTGTAAATCTTAATAAAAATAATCTATCTTCTAAATCCTTAATTATTTCATTTTTTGTTTTCATTTATTCCCCCTTATGTTATAATATACCTATAATTTTTGTAACTTATTTTCACTTAGAGCCTGTGCGAAGGCTCTTTTTTTATATCTGGACATCTATTGGTCTATCTTTTTCAAGTTCTTCTTGATACATCATAGCTTCTCTAAACTCAATAGAAGCTTCTAACTCAATGTCATGTTCAAGACCCTCTAATATATTTTGACTAGCAAATTTTACGGCTTCCCACCACATTAAACTACTATTATTTTTTGTACCTTGTAATTTACATATTTCTTTTTCTGCTTGTTTAATTTGACCTATTGCTATTAGTCTAGCTGCTTCCAT